TCTTAGTACCTGGCTAGTGGGCAACGGCGCGTAGCGGCGGCGGCAGTCTTGCGGTGGGATAGGTGCGGGGTCTGGGCAGTAGGTGCGGTCTGGGCAGTAGGTGTCGTGTTGTTTGGTGGGGGTTCGGTTCTGGCTCGTCCCGGCGTGGTTCGTTCGGCCTCGACGTGCGCGGCCTCGGCGTGGTCGCGGCGTGGTTCGTTCGGCTTTCGAGGTGTTCGGCGCGGCGCGGTCGCGGCGTGCGCGGTCTCCCCTCCGCCATCGTTGCTACCGTCTCCCCATTGCCTCGTTTTCTCACTGTGCGTGGCGGGCCGGCAATTCCGCATCGTGGACCTGTTCCGTATCGTGGAACGCTTGCGGGCGCAACCATTTCCATCGCAACCAATCGCCCACCCGTCGGAGGGGGGGTGTAGTAGCGGGGTACCCCCCCTAGTAAGAAATAAGGAGTGTCACTGCTAGCCAAATTGTGAGTGATTCTGAATGTGCATCTACGCTTATCCGTTAGTGGGCTGTTCCGCATCGTGGAACGAGTCCGCATCGTGGAACAAGGGGTTGGAACAATGGGTCGATTTTCTTTCTCTACGCATCCGTTAGGTTGGTCTGCCGGCGACAGCGGCCTAGACCCGAAATGGCGACAGGGCGTGGCTCGATTGCGGCTCTGACTTCGCCGCGCTTGCGGTATCGGGTGACCCCATTCGACCCGCATTCTGGGGGGGAAGAAAAGTGGGGGGGGGGGGGG